AAACATACCAGCATCTACAGTTCTATTAAAATTAGGTGTTGCTAGCATATCAGGTGATGCCACAGGAACTAGAGTGACAACACTAGATTACATCATGGGTTCACAAGACCGAAATGTAACTTACACTGAGTCACCAGCGTAACAGATATTAATTAGTGGGGGTGAAAGCCCCCACATGAAAAGGAGATAAAATGTCAAATGTATCAGACGTAAAAAGTAAATTTGTTCAAACACTAACTGCGGCGAATGCTACTGTTTCTGAATCTGCTATCTGTAACTCTCAAACAACTGCTGGATCGGGTGCTTTAACTTTAAATGGTTATTTAGTTACTACTGGCGTGGCTACTATTTCAGGAACTAATATGGGAAGAAATATAACTGTATTCGGAAACGGTTCTGATAATAGTGATGTAGAATTTACTGTTGTGGGAACATCCCCTTCAGGAATTAGTGTTAGCAGCGCTTTCGCTGGTCCAGGGGCAAGTACTGATGTAACTTTAGCAAGTGCTGAATTTAACACCATAACTGCGATGTCAGTTAATGCAGCTATTACAGGAAGCGTAACAGTTGGTTTTGTTTTAGATAGCGTACAAAAAGGTATTATCTTTACTGGAAGAACTAGAGTAAGAGGTCTTAATGGTATTAGCGCAGCTACAGCTGGTAATATTACTTATTATGATGCTGATATATCAACTACGACGGAACAGATTACTAGTCCAACTTCAACAATAGTTTTTGGAACAGAGGCAGCAGCAGATCAATTAGCACCTTATATACCAGACAATGGTGTTTTATTTAAAAGAGGCTGTTACATAGAATTTGCCCCTACTGTCGCTAACAATGTAACTACATTTTTTGATGGCTAAAGATAAGCAGCCACCAAAGACAAAAAAATATTTTCGCTCCACCAAGAGTGGGGCGGGAATGACTAAAGCAGGTGTTTCTCGATATAAAAAAGAAAACCCTGGATCTAAATTAAAAACGGCTGTTACAGGTAAAGTTAAACCTGGATCTAAAGCTGCTAAAAGACGTAAATCTTATTGTGCAAGGAGTGCTGGTCAAATGAAAAAATTTCCTAAAGCAGCAGCCGATCCTAATTCTAGATTAAGACAAGCTAGAAAAAGATGGAAGTGTTAAAAAATGAACTTTAAATACATAGCAGGTATACCAGTTATTATATCTATATTAGTAGCAATTTATTCTGGTATTAATTACGCATCTAAACTTACTAATATCATTGATGACAATGAACAACAAATCATGATGTTAAAAAAAGATGTTAGTGATAATAGTAAAAACTATACAGAAGCCAGGGAAGAGCTTTTTCGTGAACTAACTCAAATGACAACATGGGTAGGGCGACTCGAGGCTACAGCTAAAGCTATGGAAAAAATTATGTATGAATCAGCTAGTGAATCAGAATTACAAGCTCTTAATGATTCTTATTACAAACTGAATGATACCATCAGACAATTACAATATGATTTAAAAGATTTAAAAGATGGAGGTTACTAATGCAAGTTGATCTTAATCTTAAATCTATTGCTTTAGCTGTAACTATTTTATCTGCTTTAATTGGGAATGTTTTTATTGTAGGTAAAATACATTCAGACTTTGAAGTTATTAAAACTAAAGTTGTAGTATTAGAAAAATCACAAAACGTATTAAGTATTAAACAAGAAGTCTTAGAATTAAGTTATAAAATTAAAGGAATTAAACTTCAAATAGATCCTGAATACAGAACTCTGTGTCAGAAAGATATGAGTAATGTTGTATGTCAATAGATAAATGATAGGATAATGCCATGAAAATAGAACTCAAACATTTAATTTCATTTTTACCTTTGGTCTTAGCTTGTGGTTTTTTATATGGAACTTTTACAACTAAGATAGAGGCACTTGAAAGTAAGGTTGAGACTATGGAGGGTATAAGCACTGACGTCGCTATTATTAAAGAAAAAATAATGTGGATGGAAGATTTTATGCTTAAAACCTATCAAGGTGATTATAAATTATAAGGAGTAATTAATGTTTATAAAAATTAAAATTAAATTAAAAAAAATTAAAGATAAATTTAAAAGAATTATATGTAATATATTTCATATAAAAGTATGTTCTTGTTCTGATGGTAAATAAAAAATCTACAGTTAATAAAGCAGGCAACTACACAAAACCTACTCTAAGAAAAAATATATTTAATCGTATTAAAGCACAAGCTTCACATGGAACTGGCGCTGGACAGTGGTCAGCGAGAAAAGCACAAGCGGTAGCTAAAGCATATAAAAAAGCTGGCGGAGGATATAAATCCTAATGGCTAATTTAAAAAAGTCACAAAAAAGTTTAAAAGCATGGGGAGATCAAAAATGGCAAACGAAATCTGGAAAGCCTTCTTCTAAGACAGGCGAAAGATATCTACCAGAAAAAGCAATCAAGAGCTTGACTCCTGCGGAATATGCGGCAACAACAAAAGCTAAAAGAAAAGGCAAAGAAAAAGGCAAACAATTTGTATCTCAACCAAAGAGTGTAGCAAAGAAAGTAAAACCTTTTAGACGTGTCTCGTAAAAAACAAGCAGAAAAAATTAAAGCAGACGTTATTCAATGGTCTAAAAAAGTTCTTGAACCTATGAATAAACACATAGGTTTTCCCGCTTGCCCTTTTGCAGCTAAATGGAGAAAAGAAGGTAAAGTACGAATTGAAGTTCGTATGGATAAAACAAAGTATGAAAAGCACTTAACTCCTGTATTAAAATCTTGGAACAAAAAACAACATGATATTATTATTTTTTGCGATCCTTTTTGGGATCAATTTACACCGGAACAATTCCAAGAAAAAATAGATTTTTACAATAAGATGTACAATAAAAAAGATGTTTATTTTATGGGTTTTCATCCTTCCAATCCCGCAACTCTAGAAGAACAAGCATTTTTAGCAGACCCTACAGAAGAAGAAGTAAAACATAGTGATTTAGAATATTCTATGATGCTTGTTCAAAAGTTTAAACAACTGTATGAAGCAAGTTGCAAACTCCATAAGATAGGTTATTATGAGAAGTGGCCAAAGGATTACTATGAAGACGTAGTATTAACTAGGCAAAATTTATATAAAAAACTTTTTATTAAGGAGTACAAGTCATGATGAAAAAAAAACAAGTTATCAAAAAAAGAGGCGGCGGAATGATGGCTAAGATGAGCAAAGGTGGAATCACTGCTAAAAGAAAATCTCAAAAATCCTCACCAACATTAGACGCGCAAAATGCTAGGATGACTCAAAAAGGATCTAAAAAATTTAATATGGGTGGTAGAGTAACAGCTGATTCAGTTGGAAGAGCTCTTAAATCTAATTACGGTTCTGCATTACAAGCGGACGCTAGAGGCAGAGCATTAGGTGGCGCTCCAATGAATGCTAAAGGCAAAGCTATGAATAAAGGTGGAGACGTTAAAAAAAATACAAGTCGCATGAATAGACTAGAAGAACTTGGTAGAGTTGATTCAGAAAAAGCTTTTACTAGTAAAGGTAAAAAAAATCTTTCTTCTGAAAAAAGAAGAATTATTAGAGGACTTAAAAAGTAATTTATAATGGCTACTTCAGGAACAACCACGTTTATTCTCGATGTTGAAGAACTTATCGCTGAAGCATTTGAACGTAATAATAGGCAGGTGAGGACGGGTTATGATATTAAATCCGCTAAACGAAGTTTAAATTTATTACTCGCTGAATGGGGTAATCGTGGTGTTCACATTTGGAAAGTTGTAAATAATACAACTAACTTAGTAGCCGGTACTTCAACCTATCAACTCCCTAGTAATTGCTCTGATATTTTAGAAGCTGTTTTTAGAAATAGTAATATCGATACAACTATGACTCAAGTTTCTCGTTCTGAATATTTACAAATTCCTAATAAAACTTCTCAAGGTACGCCTAGTCAATATTATGTTGAACAACAAATCCATCAAGCTAATGGAGAAGCAAAAGTTAGTATTACTTTATATTTAACTCCTAATGTAACAGACACACAAATTAATTATAATTACATAGCTAGAATTGAAGACGCTGGAAATTATACTAATATTCCAGATATATATTATACTTTTTATCCTTGCTTAACTTCTGGTTTAGCTTTTTATTTATCTCAAAAATATAATCCAATTAAAACTCAAGAATTAAAACTTTATTACGAAGATGAACTCAATAGGGCACTTATTGAAGGTAGTCAATCTACTTCTGTTCATTTAACTCCATCAAACTTTTTTCCTTCGGGGTATTAATTATGGCGTTTGCGGTCGGCACTCATTCTCAAGCTATCTGCGATAGATGTGGTTTTCAATATCCTTACTTAACTTTACTAAAAGAATGGAATGGTTTATTAGTTTGTACACAATGTTATGAACCTAAACAGCCACAATTAAATCCTCCTTATAATAGACCTGATCCAGAAGCTTTACAAAACCCTAGGCCAGATGAGCCTAATTTAATGTATGTCTATGTAGGAGCACCAGGAGATAGTTCTTTTACTTCGGTAGGAATGCAACCATCAGTTCAAGAACAACCATTGATTATAGGATCAAGAATTGGTAGAGTAGTAATAGAGATAGTGAACCCATAATGAATTATTCTGAATTATTAGACAATGTTAGAAACTACACGGAAGTAGATATTAATGTATTATCTAATTCCATTATTAATGTTTTTCTTATTAACATAGAAGATCAAGTAGCAAGGGAGGTTGATTCCGATGCACAACGAAGATATGCCACCACTACCACTGTTGCTAATAATGCTTTTCTTAACGTTTCTGGCCCTGAAGGGGGATTCAGATTCGCTAGAGGATTACAAATTCTCAACTCCAACAACGAGCGTACTTGGCTTCAACAAAGAGATGCCACCTTTTTAGATGAATACTCTCCTTTAAGAAGTGAATCTACAGGTACAGGAGTCCCTAAATTTTGGGGAAATTGGGATGCTACTAATATTATTTTAGCTCCAACTCCTAGTGAAGTATATACTATTGAAATGTGGTATGATGAAACTCCTGAAAGACTTAGTAATACTAATACAACAACGTTCTTATCTACAAATGCTCAAGAAGTTTTAATTTACGGTTGTGTAGCTCAAGCATATTCTTACTTGAAAAATCCACAGGATATGCAAATATACGACCAGAAGTTTCAATCAGCGTTAACAACTTATGCTAACGAACAGATGGGACGTAAACGTAGGGACGAGTACATGGATGGCGTGTTACGAATTCCTCTAAGATCAGTAGACCCAGGAGGTACATAAGATGGCAATTAACCAAGCAGTTTGTGCTACATTTAAACAACAAGTTCTGTTAGCAGAACATAGCTTAACAGCAAATACTATTAACCTTGCGCTTTTTACAAGTTCAGCAGCTTTAGACGCAAACACAGCAGCGTATTCAGTAACTAATGAAGTCCCAAACTCAGGAACATACGCAGCTGGCGGTGGTACTTTAGCAAGTGCAACTGTAGGCTTAACAAAAACTAATGCGACAGCGTCAACAGCTTTTGTTGATTTTGCAAATTTAAGTTTTACTTCTGCAACTATTTCAGCACAAGCAGCTGTAATATACAATGCAAGTAATTCAAGTAATGTTAATGCAGCGATTGCAGTTTTAGATTTTGGTGGTGTAAAAACATCAACTAATGGAACATTCACAATTGCGTTTCCAACAAATGATGCAACAAGTGCTATATTGAGACTATCCTAGTCTAGGAAGTCTCCATGGCAGATTTACAAGGTTGGGGTAGAGAAACCTGGAGTTCAGGTTCTTTCGGTGAACAAGCACCAGTTAATGCTACAGGTGTCGAATTCAGCGCGAGCACTGGAACACTAAGTCAGATTTCTGACGTTGTAATAGTCTGCACACCCGTTACTTTATCTTTAGCTATAGGAGACTATGTAGCTGAGGGTGTAAATATTTTTCCGCTTACAGGCGTTCAATCTGTAAACACATTTTTAGGTACACCAACTATTGAAGAAGGTCACACTGTTGAAGTAACAAGCTTGGCTATGACTTTTACCGAAGGGGAAGAAGCTAGTTCGGGA